TAAAGAAGCTTATGAAGCAAGGTAAAAGAGAGCGGGCGGCGGAAGTGGCTTCAGGTGAACGCCCGCTGATCAACACAGGTGATCTTATTAAAAGTGTCCGAGGGTTTGTTGTTAAGAGGTAGACCATGGCGCTGCTAGAAGTCCCAGAAGTATTTGATGATCTTTTTACGTCCGAAATCACTATCCAGCATGTGTCTGGGCAGGTCGGTGATGATGGTGAGCTGGAAGAGTCCGCGGGGGAGGCGAAGACCGTGAAGGCAATCGTTACGTCCGATCAGAAGGCTTTAGAGCGTCTTCCCGAGGCAACCCGTAGAGGTGGCGCTATTTCTGTACGGATAAAGAAATCTGACGCTCCTGAAGGCTTTGAGGGGACAGCGAGCGACAGGATTGTGTGGCGCGGGAAGCGCTTCACTATTCAATCGACCGCGGATCTCTCCCAGTTTGGGGCAGGGATGCTTCATATGGCGTGTCTGCCTGAAGAGATTGGTGGTGGGAATTACGAGGGAGACTACTAAGCCATGGCAACTGAAGGATATAAGCAGCCAAGTCCTGACCCAATTGAGGCGCTTATGCCGGTTCGATCCGCGATCTCGGAGATCACCGGCATTGAGAGCAGCCTGGTCAGGCGGCGCTACCAGCCTAATCCACCTACCCAACCCGGAGCAGGGGCGAATTGGTGCTCTCTGAGTATTGATGGCGTCCGAACAATTGGGACGCCTGAAATTAAAGAAACGCTGAGCAAGTCTGATACGGCCGAGGCAAGGATTCTGCAGAAACTCAGCTTCATTGCGTCGTTTTACGGACCGGAGGCCATGGCTTTAGCGGAAACCTTTCGTGCCGGAATTACGATGCCTTTTAACGCCTGTGAAATGCGCCAGTACGGGTTGGGCATTATGTACGTTGATCCCGACACTATCCGCGCCCCGGATTTTGTGAATGGGAGATGGGTCGATCGCTGGGATGTAAGGTTCAAAGTAGGTCGAATGGCATATCGGAGCTTCAGTGTTCGCACTCTGGAGGCTGCGGGCTTCGTTATCATCTCTGATACCAGAGGGGTAGTTGCAAATGGCTAATTCACTGCCAGTATCTCGCGCAGTCAGTGTTTCTCTCAGCATGTCGCCTATTGCGGCGGCAGGCAGAGATTTTGGTGCGGTCCTTGTTATCGGGACTTCAAGCGTAATTCCTGTTTCTGAGAGAATTCGGGAATACGGGACCTATGAGGAAATTCTCGAGGATTTTGGAGCGTCAGCCCCGGAAACTCTCGCGGCCAACGCGTTCTTCTCTCAGGAGCCCAAGCCGTCTCAGCTGTTCATTGGGCGCTGGGTCAAAGCAGGGGCTGCCGCAGCGGCCTTGGGAGCAATTATCCCGGAGGCTAATCAGGATGTCAGCAAATTTACGGGGATTTCTTCTGGCTCGCTTTCTCTGAAAATCGATGGAGTCTCTCGGTCGGCTGCCGGGCTGGATTTTTCAAAAGCAACAAACTACAACGCGGTTGCCAGCGTTATCGGAACGGCTATTGGGTCTTATGGCGCCTGCGCCTGGGATGGCTCACGTTTCAGAATAACGAGCGCGGCGTCAGGGAAAGCGTCCAGTGTCTCGGAGATTACGTCGTCTAACTCTGACCTTTTGACCGCTCTGGGCTTTAATTCCGTTACCTATTCCGCGGGCTTTGACGCGGAGAGTGTCGACGATGCCTTCACGGCCTTCCTTGACACGGGCAACTGGTATGCCTGTTTTATCGCGGACGAGAACCTGACGACTGATTCTGCTCTCTCGGCAGCGAGTCAGGTGCTCGCGGCGTCTCTGCCGCGAATCATCGCGTTTACGTCCAGAGATTCGGGAGAACTGGACTCTCAGAACGAATCAACGCTTGGCGCCAGGCTAAAGGCTCTTGGCAATAATCGCGCGCTTGTGGTCTACAGCTCAGACAGTTCCTATGCCGCGATGTCATTCCTTGCCCGGATGTCTGTAGTGAACTATGAGGGGTCTGATACCACTCTGACAATGAAATTCAAGCAGCTTCCAGGGTTTGAGGCTGAACACCTAACAACTTCCCAGGCAAACGCGCTTCAGGCGAAGAACGTGAACGCCTTTGTCGCTTACCAGACTGGGACGAGCATCGTGCAGGAAGGCGTCATGTCCGGAGGATGGTTCGCGGATGAGCGCAAAGATCTTGACTGGCTTTCAGACTATGTCCAGACCGCTGTATGGAATCTTCTTTACACCTCTGGCACAAAGATTCTTCAGACAGACGCGGGTGTTAACCGGCTAGTCTCCGCGATCAATAAGGCTGTCAATCAGGGCGTGGTTAATGGGCTGATCGGACCTGGGGTTTGGAATGGCGATGAGTTCGGAGCCCTCAAAACCGGTGACACTCTGACGTCAGGTTATTACATCTATGCGCAGCCTGTATCTCAACAGAGCCAGAGCGATCGTGAGGCCAGAAAAGCGCCCGCGATACAGGTCGCGGTAAAGCTTGCGGGCGCGGTTCATTTCGCCGAGGTCGCTATTTCGGTTAACCGCTAACAGAGAGAACAAAAAATGTCAGCAACTTTTTCCTTTCTTGACGTAACAGCCACGCTCACCAGCGCATTGGGAGTGGTTGATTTCGGATATGGCGCCGGGGTTGCCGATGAGGGCATCTCTATCAGCATGAATGCGGCAAAGAATGTCCAGACCGCAGGGGCTGATGGGTCTGTGATGAATTCTCTGCGTTGCGAAAAAACGGGAACGGTCAGCGTTCGTCTTCTCGCGGCCTCTACTGCCAACGCGGCACTTAGGCGTCTCTATAACGCTGAACAGCTTTCCAGTTCCGCGTGGGGCGCTGATGTGATCACGGTGACTAATAAGGGGAACGATGAAACAACAGTCTGCAGGTCCTGTGCTTTTAAGCAGGCTCCGGAGCTGTCTTACAGTTCTTCCGGTCAGATCGTCACCTGGACATTCGATGCGGGGCAGGTCGATACCGTTACGGGTACATACGCTCAGAACTCTTAATGGGAGGGTGCCTTGAATTTCACCAGTGAAGGCCGTGACTACTCTGCCCGGAAGCTTGACGCGTTCGGGCAGTTTGCCATCGCTCGAAAAATCCTGCCTCTTCTCCCTGCGGCAGCTCCTGTTGTTGCCGCTCTTCTTGAAGAACGGGATGCGCCTTTTACGCCGGCAGACGCGGCGAACCTTTTGGCCAAGTCGGAACCTATTGCGATGGCGTTGGCAAGGATGCCTGACGATGACTTTAATTCCATGCTGAGGTCCTGTCTCTCTGTAGTCGAATTTAAAGGCACAGACCGGCAATTTCATCCGCTGATGTCCGACGGAGTACTGATGCTCCCCCTGAGTATTTTTGAGCTCATCCCCATTGTGGCAAGGGTAGTGACAGAGAATCTGTTCCCTACATCCGCCGCTGTGGAAAAGCTCCGCACAGCGGCTCGTATTTTCCAGGAGTGAACTCGCCCGAAGCGAAACTCGCAAAAGAATGGGCGCGGCTTGAGGGAGGAGAGGATTATCTTCTCGCTCCCGTGGCGGCGGGATATTGCCGGTATGAAAGCCTGAAAGACGGGACGCTGGATCTCGCGGATATAGAGCTGATGAATCAGTATCTTGACTGCCAGGCAAGGAATCGGGCACTCGTGACGAGAATGGAACAGGAGTTAGCTCATGGCAACGCTGCTTGACGGCCTCTTTGTGAAACTGGCTTTTGAAGTCGATAAGGAAAGCCAGGCAAAATTCAACGAGTCGGTCCGGGCGACTGAAAAGGGCGTCTCACTTGCCGCAGGTAAGATGGGCGCTGCGGTTGTGGCTGCGGAAGCCATGATCGCTGTTGTTCGCCGCCTCGCTAATAACCTGAAAGGTCTCGAGCAGGGATATAACACCGTATCGAAGTTCGGCGGGGATGCGGGGAATCTGAAGGCACTCGAGCGTACATTTGAGAAATTCGGCGGCAGCGCTCAGGAGGCCAGGTCTGCCGTCGACAGTTTCTATCACCAGCTCCAGAACGCCCCCGGGCTTGCTGAGAATATTGAGCAGCAGCTCGGTGTAGAGGTTATTGACAAGGCCACAGGGCAGTTCCGGGATCTCTCTCTTGTGATCCCCGAGATTGGGGAACGCCTGAGCCACATGGATCGGGCAACCGCGAATTCTTACGCCTCGATGCTTGGCCTTGGCGGGGCGATGGATGAGATTACCCGCGGGGGCTTCTCCAGTGAAATGAAGGCTCAGTCCGATGCGATGCGAGCCTTGGGAGCTGACTATCAGTCAGCGGGCAAGGATGCCCACACGTTCCTGAACCAGACGAGGGATATGCTTACGACCCTTGCCGACGTGACTTTTGGCGGGTTCTATAACCTGATTAAAGGGTACTTCGGCGAGAACTGGGTAAGGGATATGACGGACTGGCTTGCCTCACGGATCCGCGGCGTATTTGCGGGGCTTAAAGCCGGCATTGATGCATCGAAGGGGATCTCGTGGAGAAACCCGCTCGCTAAAGGAAGAGCGTTCTATAACGCCGCGGTCTCCAGCTACAAAGAGGAAAGAGATCGCACCGCCAGCACCCTCGAGAATGTCCGCCGGATCCAGGACGGGAATACCACAAACAGCGACCAGCTGACAGAGGCGCAGCAGCCGTCAATCAGCACGATTAACGGGGTTGTGGCTCCCGCTGCCCGCCTGACCGAAGCTCAGGGCACGCGAGTGGATGCTGGTATGGAGTACCTCATGTCGCGTGGCATGACCCGAGAGCAGGCGGCAGGCGTTCTCGGCGTTTTTCTGGCAGAAAGTGGTCTGGATCCGGCGGCCAAAGCGAAGATGAAGGGCGACAACGGCGTCGGTATCGCTCAGTGGACCAGAAACCGCCAGGGAGACCGCCAGAAGACTTTCTGGAACATCTATGGGAAGCTTTTTGGTGACGCGTCGCAGTATGGCGGTGATATCACTAAGGTCCCGTTTAAGCGACAGCTGGATGTGTTCCTTGCTGAGCGTCCAACGATTACCCAGGCGATTATGAACGCGTCTGGCACACGCGAGGCAACGGAGATCATGGAGAGAGGCTATGAGAATGGTGGGGGAACCTACGGCAATATGGCCTCTGACGCCCAAATCAACAGGATCTATGGCGACAGATGGGGGAACGGATATGAGCGCCAGATGCGTACGCGGCTTGGCTATGCCCAGGCTGTGCTTAATCGCTGGGGTGCTGATCGAATGGCGGCAAGAGGGTTCGGCGGTATGGCTTCGGCAGGCGATGCCGGCAAGGTGAATAGCGACAACCGCGTGACTGTGACTCAAAACTTTAACTTCGGGCACCAGGCGGGCACACCAGAAGCCATAGCGTCAGCCGCGAGTTCCGCTGCTATGCAAACGAACCAGATGATATTTTCTCCTGTAGGAGGCTAGTTCCATGAGCGTTATAAGCAATGTTCTGCCAGGAGAAACGGGAACAATAGAGGCGCTGCTTCTCAGTCGGGCACGCCATATCCAAAGCGCTGATGGGGCTATAGCCATCATCCCGGATGTCGTGATTTCAGAGGTGCATGTAGACGAAATCACGGTTACCCGTCACCCGGTAGATACCGGGTCGGATATCGCGGATCATGCTTTTCGGGAGCCCTCAGTCCTTAACTGTTCCTTTGGCTGGTCAGATAATTCCGCCCTCGTTAACTCGGTTCTTTCTGGGAGTTTTTTAAAGGGAGTGACCACAACCCAGGCGGTCTATGAAACCTTCCTGAAGCTTTTGCAGGGCTTTGAGCTTCTTGATATCAAAACCGGGAAGAGGGAGTACAGAAACATGATCTGTACGTCCCTGCGGACGAGCTCAACAGTGGATACCGAGAACGCGCTCATCATTGACGCCAGGTTTGAAGAGGTGATTACGGCGCAGGCTCTTAATGTGACCGTTTCGAGCGTCAATATGCGAAACGCGAGCCAGACAAGCGGGAAGACATCAATGGGGGTGAAAACAGCGGGATACGCGGGGACGAGCCCTCTGAGTACGTGGATAGGTGGCTGACGATGGCGGATTTTTACAACATCCCTCTGGGAGACGGGAATCAGGAGTTTGAAATAAAACTCGGATCAGATTCTTATTGGGTGGCGCTTGTCTATAGGGAAAGTGGGTGGTTTTTGGACATGATCCGGCTTGAAGACGGGGAAGCTGTGCGCGGGGTCCCTTTATGGCTTAATACCGATGCTTTCGTGCAGTTCCACTACAAGGGATTCGGCCATTTGGTGTTAAAGCGAACGGATGGCAGCAATGACGAGGTCGGCTTCGACGAAATCGGCGAGGACTTTGTTGCTCTTCAGTGGAGTGGAGATGATGTCTGACAACTCGATGTGGATCCGATATTTCCGTTTGACAGTACAGAAACAGAGGGACCGGATTGCTGAATTTTTGAATGGCAGCTATCTGGGCAATGACGCGGCTCTTGATCTGTCATCCTTTCACGTGCAGTTTGAAATCAGCCAGGCTCTTCTTAATCGCCCATGCACCGCAACGGTGACGATTTTTAATATCAGCGCACAGACTGCGGCTCAGATTAACGTGAAAGATAACCCGCTTCTTATTATCGAGGCGGGATATCAGGGGAATCACGCGGAAATTTTTCGCGGGGATTTGTTTTGGACTGCGTTCGGGAGGTCTTCGCAGACTGAAACGTACTTGAAACTTGTGGCCGCGACTGGATCAATAGCGAGCCGGTATGCTTTTCTTAACTCGGCAATGCCTAAGGGAGGTGGGGCAGTGCAGCAGGTGAGCGCCGTGAAGGCGTCGCTGTCTGTGTTTGGCGCGGGGGCAGAAATCCGAAATGAAGGGCTTGATACGACGGCCCTGCCCAGAGGGAAGGCGTTGTGGGGTCCCACAAAATATGCCATCCAGAACTTGGCCAAAACAAACAATCTTGAATACGGGTGGGGCGGGAAGTGGCTTACGGCGATACCCGCGGCGGATCCGGGGAGCACCGAAGTTACGGTGCTTGATCCGTCGTCCGGGCTTCTTGATCGCCCTACCGTCAGCGTGGATGGTGTAAGAGCGGTATCACTTCTTAACCCATCCCTTGAAATGGGCCATGTTGTGAATATTCGCGGGACGGTAAACGGTCCCGATTATGACACATCGACCACTCAACAGGCGATCTCAGCTAACGCCGTCGCGAACGGTGATTTTATCGATCCTTACGGGTACTACAAGATTTATGCCCGATCGCATAGAGGGGATACGCGCGGCGGCACCTGGGAAACCGAAATACAGTGCGCGGGGCTTGGGTCTAAATACAAACCGGGCACCTTCAGCTCGACGCCTTTCCAATACGCGAAGAATCACAGCTCTGACGAAATGGGGGTTTCTTATAAATGATTACGCGCCGAAATTATCTTACTGAGCCCGCGGAGCAGATAGACGCGGCTATTCTTGCGCGGCTGTCCATGCTCCAGACGGCCATGCCCGGAATTGTAACTGGCGTAGACCTTGAGGCTCTTACGGCCAGTGTTCAGCCGGCGATCAAAGAAAGAATTGAGCACGAAGATGGGTCGACAGAATGGGTCCAGCTACCTGTTTTGCTTGACTGCCCGATTGTTTTCCCTCACGCCGGGGGGGCTTCCCTGTCTTTCCCCGTGAAGGCAGGCGATGAGGTTCTGCTTATATTCGCGTCCAGATGCATTGATGGCTGGTGGGCAAATGGTGGTGTGAATCCTCCGCTTGAGTACAGGATGCACGATCTTTCTGACGGCTTCTGTGTCCCCGGGGTGTGGAGCCAGCCGAGGCGGATCAAAGGGGTTGCCTCTGACTGCGCAGAGCTTCGCAGTGATGACGGAGAAGCGCGGGTGTCACTCAACCCGGGAAGCCATTTGATTTCTTTGGTGACATCGGGGAATCTGCAGGCCAAGGTGACCGGCGAGCAGATGACGGCTGAGGTATCGGGGAACGCGTCAATCAAGGCTTCACGCATCGTACTGGATGCTCCGGACGTCCTATGCACGGGGAATTTCACGGCTAAAGGCAATGTGACTGATATGAATGGAAAGGCAACCATGGCTGGCATGCGTGCGACCTATAACGGTCACACCCATAACGGCGGCTCGTCCCCCGACCAGCAGATGTGAGAAAAAGAAGATGAAAGTCAGAAAAATGGATGCGGATGGTGATTTCATCTTCGGCCGTTCCAACGAGTACTTTAAAGACTCCCCGGAAGGCGTCGCCCAGTGTGTCAGTACAAGAATTCAGCTCTGGACGGGGCAGTGGTTCCTTGACGTAACTGAAGGCACTCAATGGCTCCCAAAAGGCGTGCTGGGAAAGCAAAGCGTCGCGGACACCATAATTCAAAGCAGGATCCGCGGTACGCCGGGCGTAAGGGACATTACAGAGTATGAGGCCGTCCTTGATACGAACATCCGGAAACTGAAAATCACCGCGAAAATTGACACGACCTATGGCGCTTCCAGCGTCTCAGAGGCTCTTTGATGACGACTTCGAACCCGGTAGCAGAGATCACGGCAGATGGGGTATCCGCACCGACCTATGATGAAGTGCTTGATTATCTGCAGGAAGGCGCGCGGGCTATCTTCGGGTCCGACATTAACCTTGACGCGGATACTCAGGACGGGCAGTTGCTTGCGATTTTCGCAAAAGCTATCAGTGACACAAACAGCGCGATCGTTAGCGCATACAACAGCTATAACCCAACAACAGCGACAGGCATTGCGCTTGATGGGGCGGTGAAGGTGAACGGGCTTGAACGGCATGCCGCGGCTCGTTCAACCGTTGACCTGACGCTTGTTGGGCAGGCAGGTACCGTGATTACCGGAGCCCAGGCGTCCGACCCTTCAGGGAACCTATGGGACATTCCGGATTGCTCTATTCCTTCGTCCGGAGATGTAACGGTTACCGCTACAGCAAACAAAGCAGGAGCAATTAACGCGGCAGTGGGGGCTGTCTCAACGATTGCTACCCCGATTATCGGGTGGCAAACCGTGACAAATCGGAATATAGCTGTCCCCGGGAATGCGGCGGAAACTGACGCTGCTCTCAGATCCCGGCAGACAATATCGACCATGTCTCCCGGGAGCTCGCTCTGGGACGCCTTGGCGGGAGCTATAGCCAATCTGGACGGGGTAACAGGTGTTGCTGGCAAGAGCAATGATTCGGGGGAAGAAAGCGAAGACGGTATCCCAGCGCACTCTATCGCGTTTGTTGTTGAAGGCGGCAGCGTGGCCGACATTGCACAGACCATCTACAAAGGGAAATCCCAGGGCGTTTCTACATATGGGGATGTATCAGCGACGTTCGATGATGATTTTGGCAATGATTTCAAAATAAGCTTTTCACGCCCCAAGGCGGTAGCTGTCAAAGCGGTGATTACGGTGGCAGCTTCTGAGACGTGGCTGTCAACCGAGCAGGATGACATTAAGGAGCGGTTGATGTCGTACATCAAGGCTCTGGGAATTGGGCAGAAGGTTGATCTTGCGAAATGTGCCGCGGCCATCATCAAGCATGATAACGGTGAGTATGACGAGGATTTTGCGTTTGAATCCCTGACACTGAACGGTGAAAGCAAATCAGTCTCAATCGCGTGGAATGAGCGGGCGGCTATCTCTGCTGAAGACATTTCGATTACGGTGAACTAAATGGCAATAGCGGCAGACGTGAATGAATATACCGATCTTGTCGCCGGAGCGCATGCCGGGGAGAAGAAATTCAAGCGGTTCATCTTTCTGCTGACAGATCCCCTCAGGAAAGCTCAGGAGACTCTTGCCGGGCTGAAAAACGACTTCGACCTGGATCTTGCCGAGGGGGAACAGCTGGACGCGGTGGGGGTACGCGTAGGGTTCGCCAGAAGGCAGAAGGCGCCGATTACTGACGCCTTCTTTGCTTTCGACAATGATGGTGGAGTGGGGTTCGACCTTGGGGTCTGGTATGAACCGAAGATGTCGGCTTACGGCTTCATAGATCTCCCGGATGGGATTTATCGGGCCTGCTTGAAATTTAAGGTTGCTCTTAACCACTACGACGGCTCTTCTGGTGGGGCCGTGAAACTGGCTGAGAAGTTTTCTGATTGTTTTGGCTTGGCAAAAGAAGATTTCAGCTACTCAGACAATCAGGATATGACAGTCACGTTTTCAATGGATAAAACGTCTTTTCCGCCGGCCATTATCAAGCTATTTGAATCGAAGGCACTGCCCTTTAGCAATGCCGGAGTGGGGTTGATTCTCGCGGATTCTCCGATTGCCTATCTTGGAGCCACAACGGGCAGCGTTTTCTCCGATGAGGCGTCAAACAAAATCGCGCTGGGGTAGTGGTTTCATCGGGTTCTTAATTTCAATATATAAGGAGTAAGTGGTTATGGCGGTTAATCAGCTGCAGCCGTTCGCAAACGGCGCAAATGCGAATGTAGTCAGTGAGGAAGAGTGGAGCGGAGATGCTCTGAAGTCGGTCGTACAGAAGGGGTTCCAGGGCGGTATAGCGAAATCGGAGCAGGTAAATCGAGCGATCGCGCAAGGGACAAGCGCAGGTTTCGCGATTGGGCAGCTCGTGGCGGACTACGCGGGGCAGGACGCGGGGATTAACGCGACAGGGCTTTATGAAGGCTTTCAGGCCGCGCTGGAGAGCTTCTTCAAGACAAAGATGTTCGACACAATCTATCCGGTGGGGTCGATCTATATCAGCACATCTGCCACTAACCCCAGCGTGCTTTTTGGCATTGGCACATGGGAGAGAGTAGGCGCGGGGCGTGGCCTGATTGACGCAGGCGCGGGGATTCTTGCGGGAAGCACTGGAGGCAATGACGCGCACACGCTCACGGTGAACGAAATGCCGGCGCACACACACTCGGCACAGGTGTCTGAGGCTGGCGGGCATACGCATACCCGTGGTTCGATGACGATCACGGGCTTTTTTGGCGCGGGGCTATATACACGCTACTTTGTGACTGAGTCCGGGGCTTTTTATGCCACGGATGTCGGCGGGGCTAAGGGTATGGACGACGGCGGCAGTATGAAGTCGCACTACCAGATTAATTTTGACGCGGCTCGGTCGTGGAGCGGTGAAACCTCGTACGCGGGGCAGCATAGCCATGCGGTAGCGGTTGGGGCTGCAGGCGGCGGGCAAAGTTTCAGCCTTCGTAATCCCTATCTGGCGGTATACATCTGGAAGAGAACGGCCTGAATTTAATCAGAGTAAGCGGCAGGAAAAGCGAGAGCACTGATCCGCTAAATTTTTAGGGAACGTCACTAAAGCCTGGAGTTCCCTTTTTTATGGGTACCAGGACCTATTTATCAATAAGTGCAAGGGATATTAGACAAAAATGACCGTGGTGAAAATCAGCGAGCTGCCCCAGAAAGACGCTCTCGAAGATGGAGACAAGGTCATAGCCTGGAACAGCGCGAACGGGGCTACGAGCGTATTGCTGGGGACCGCGTTCACCGCTATTAAAGAAGCCTCGGCGACAAGCGCGTCAGCGGCAAAAGCATCAGAAAACGCGGCAAAAAACTTAGCTTCAGAGGCGTCATCCTCCGCGGATTCCGCGTCTGAGAGCGCTTCAGGTGCGGCTCTAAGCGCTGAGGCGGCGAAGGCATCTGAAACCAACGCGCTGGCTTCGGCAAATTCCGCGTCGGCGTCTCAGACCCAGATTGAGTCTGATATAGCGCAGGCGAAGCTTGATATCACAACAGAGAGAACTGCCGCGGTTTCAGCGGTAGAGGCGGCTCAGGCAACAGCGATCAGCTCCATCCAGACGCAGGGAACAGAATCCGTGACGGCGG